CAGTTCCTGCACCATAAGACCACTGTCGCCCGCCGACAGGCCACCAAACGAGAACGCCCCAGGCCAGCAACGGAACAGTTTCATCATCATCTTGACATTACCAGGTCCTGTGGCAGACCCAGCGTTGACCGTGTCACCACCAGAGTAGGTGTATGCGTTGGATGTGGTGGGGTGGTCGTACACCTTGACAATGATGTCGCAACGATAGTCACCCGTGCTGGAGATGCCGACGCTCCCGTTGGGGACGCCACCCTCCCAGGCATGGATGAACTGTTGCCACTTCCACAGTTCGTCACCCGAGGCGAACACGCCACGGACGAACGAAACTGCGCTGAAGTCCGACAGACCAACCATTTTGTGGGTGTGGGTGTTCATTCCGCCCTCACGGTAAGCGAGGAGGTCATTGGTGACGGCGAGACCGCTCATAGAAGCAAAACCCAGTTTGTTCAGGTTGGGGCTCAGGGTCTTGAGACCGCCCTGTGGCTCAATCTGGACCTGGAACTTGAAGTTCCTCAGCGGGTCTGTGCGTGTTGCTGTTGCCATTATTTACTCCTTACAGGCTTTCTGTAGTAGTGGTTGTTCCGCCAGCGAACTGGCTGATGTTGATGATGATGAACTCGGCAGGGGTCTGGAGAGCCACGCCGACCTCAATGTTGAGTTCGCCGTTGTTGACCGAGTACGACGGGTTGTTGGAGGAATCACAGATGATGTAGAACGCCTCCGTCACATTGCGTCCCTTCAGACCACCAGCGGACCAGAAGTCCGAAAGGAAGTTTGAGAGGGCGGCATTGACCGATGTCCATGTGCGCTCACCGTTTGGCTCAAACAGGAAGGTCTGTGCGATGGCTTCCAGGTTGGTCTTGACATAGTTGAGTGCACGGCGGACTGGGACATACTTTGTGATGTCTGTCTTCTTCAGAGTACGGGCGCCGTTGACAATGACTCCACCACCAGGGATTACCTTAAGCGTGTTGACATGGGCGTCATACAGGCTCCCAACCTGGGAATCCGTGAAAGAAGTGGTCAGGCCGAGGGCGTTACGCACATCGTAGGCATACCCAGCAGGGGCCTTGGCGACCGTGCGCTCCTGCTCCACACGGGAGAACAGGCCAGCGATGGCACCACCAGGGTAGGTGTCACGGAGAGTGGCCGTCCCGCTACGAGATGGGTCTGGCATTTTGACCAGTGGGTAGAACACAGCGCCATAGGACGACTTGTTGTATGTGGTCCCCACAAGACCAGTGATGCCAGCAACAGTTGTCTGGTCTGCCGCTGGGTCAATGATGACAAAGGCGTTTCCACGGGTCTCGGCGTAGGTCAGGGCGTCATTGACTCGGGTAGCCGATGTCTGACCAACCAGGTTGACCAGCAGTGCCCCCGAAACGAGGTCCAGCGAATCCACAGCATTGCCCCAGTCCGAGTCGGCAATGGTGCCCTCGGTACCAGCAGTAGAACCAGTTCCAGTTCCCATGCTGTAGGTTCCAGCAGTAATGGTGTACACCACTCCAGCCGTCAGACCAGCGGCCACATCGGTCACATCAATGTAGTTTGAGTAGGCATTGATGATTGTCGGGGCGTACTGTGGGGAGTCTGGGTCCATGGACACCTCGGCCCATGTCTCAATCGGGCTGGCGGAGTTTCCGAAGTACACAGCCAGGTTAAAGGTAAGAGGGGTTCCCGTACCACCCGACAGGGTCTCGGAGATGCCGTTGCGCTGACCAGCGGTGACAACAACCTGGATTCCCTTCTTGACCTCAGTGGCGGTGGCGGCGACATAGTTGGCCCATGTACCTGTGCTCTTGGCTTGCACCTTGAACAGCGTGGTTGACGAGCCACCAGCAATCGTGCCAAGAATGTTCTCGCTCTTGGCCTTGACAGCGGCGAGCGCCACCACACGGGTCACATAGGCTGTGCGACCACCGTTGGCAAAGAAGTGGTAGACGGCGTACCCAAGGTCAGATGTATTGGTGAGGTCACCGTACACTGCCTTGTACTGGGTCCACGAATCAATCCGTGTCGGTGCACCAGCAAACCCGCCAGAGATGGCACGGACTGGGCCACGGGGGACGGTACCGAGGAAAGCGGTTGGCGTCACGGCTGGGCCGACTGGTGCGTTCGTGGAGAACGGGCCCTCTGTGATGTAAACGCCTGGGCGTGAATATGTCATTGTTACTCCTTGGGAATACTGTGGGTACTAACTGTTGGATAATCCGACTGTGGTGTTGATGGAGGTAATCTGCTTCTGTCCGAACAAATCAAGTGACGGAATCTCTGCCGACATTTGAAGTGTGTAAATCTTGCGGAAGATACGCTTGCGGTAACCAGCCTCAGAATCAAGGAGGTCCGCAGTCGTCCAGTCCAGAAGGTCTAAACGCCTGATTGTGCCGTCCTCTGGGACCTCAATGAAGCCCTTTCGGAACGGAGTAATTGTACTCAACATTTGACTGCTGAGTTGGCGGTCATGCAGGGCGCTACGGGTAAAGGTAGAAACCTGATACAACAAGTCTACTGGAACAAACTCGTTACTGGTGAGGAACGGAGTGGTACCAGCCACCTCGTTGAGGTTGCTACGGCGGCTGGGCCAGTATTTCATGGCGTTGGGCTTCTTGGGGAACTGAGAAGATTGTGAAGCGCCAGTTCTGGCAAATACAATTTCTACCTCGGAGTGTTGCCTGTTCTTAGCATGAACGATGTCAATCATCTCAATGGTCATGAAGGGATAGGAGCGCTCCGTCTCACCCTCTGGGTAGCGGAAAAACACTTGCACAGGCCGTGCCCCAACACGGTCGTCGGACACCGTCATGGTGGCAAAACGGTTTTTGAGAGCCGAATCTTCGGCAAGGAGGAATCCTGGGTTAGGCACCGAAAGCCTCCTCTATTACACGGGTAGCAAGGCTGGTGCCAATCTCGTCCGACCTGCGCTTGGCCTGTGACCTGATTAGCCCCGACGCCACACGGTTGGCCATGGGGTTACCGTACTCCAGGTCCTGAGCATCTTCGTGTCCCACAGAGAACTCCACATTGGTCAAGGACACGGACACATCCGCTGTTTCCTGAGTGTGTTTCCAGTCGGGAGTCTCGTTGAGCCTGTTCTTGAATGACAGGTTTTCTTCCTCAGCAATGTTGCTCAAGGTATTGGAGATGTGTTCATCCACATCTTTCAAGAAATCCTCGTAGTTGGAGGCCAGGGAAAAATACCCCGAGATGATTGGCTTAGTACCCGTGGAAGTATGTGATTGTAGAGAGTTCATTATTCCCCTACGGGCACTAGGCGTTGTACCCCTCGGCGCTCACCGAGGTTAAACCAATTTTATCAGAGTTGCGGTAGGGTGGCTGGCCAGGGGAGGCTTTGTGTGCTGTACGACTCGGGGCCCGTGTCAAACGGCATTTCTTGGTTGATGTAGATTTCAATGCCTTCAACCACGACCAACATGTCGTCTCTGGCCCTTCCTCGGACACGGTAGGACACCACAGAAAAGTACCTTCCGTCATACAGGAACATGTCGTTGAGGTGGCTCTTGTACTCATAGGGGGCGTTGACCCCAGCGTCTCTAAAGTCCTGGATGGACGCCACAAAGTTGGCCAGTTGAACCGCCTGACGGCCCTCAGGGATGGCACGCTTCTGGTCCTCAGCCTCAGTAATCATCAGGACAGGGACCACCACGCCAGACTTGTATTTGCGCCCTCCCGTGCCAGGGGTACCCTCGTCGTAGACATCGTCATACACCGAGGATGTGGTTGTGTTTGTCCCCAGAGGCAGGAATTCAAACCAGACAACAGTCTCCCCGTTGTTGGTCTGGTACTGGCGGTAGTGCTTCCGCACCAGCCCTACTTCTCGGCGGATATCCATCAGTAGAAGGCGTTAGAGGTGTAGGCGGTTGGTGGCTCCGTGTCAATGAGGACATCCTCACGCAACGGCTCGTCGCTCTCCTCAATGAGGATATGTCCCTCAGATGGCTCGGCAAAGATGCGCTCCATCGGGCCGTAATCACCGAACTCCTTGGCCTGGTACAGGGGCACCAGACGGTTGGTGGTGCGGGACACACGGCGGAGGCTGAACTGGTCAATACGCTCGGGACCGATGTTCAGGTTGTTGGCGTGCTTGCGGTACTCCATCTCCCACTGTCCCACCAGGGCCTGGAGCATGCGGAATCGCTGGGAACCAGGGATATGGATGGACTCAGAGGTCATGACATCAATGTCACGGGCAAACTCGGTCATGAGAGCCTGGAGCGCCTCAACCAACGCTCCCAAGCCAATGACATCCAGAACGGCCTGGTTGGCCTGCTCCAGAGGGATGTTGATGGTTGGGGTGTGGAAGTTGATAGAACGCTCTGCGTAGAACTCCAAATCAGCGGGGAGCAACCACTCGTAGTAGTACCCCTCCACCATGATTCGGGAGCCACTGGCTGGTGTTGTAGCCAGACGGATAATACCGTTTCTCTGGTCCAACGAGTACTGGCTGGGTGTCATTTCGGTAACTGTGGAGTTGAGCACTGTGGCAACCCACAGAGAGTCGGCATCAATGTTGGGGTTACCCAGTTCATAGGTGCGCCCAACGGCGTCAAACGACACCTGAAAGAACTTCGGAAAGTCACGCAGGTAATTACGGGCCAACTGGACCGTGTGCTCAAGGGGGGACAAAATAGCCATGGTCTATTCTACTGGTCTCCAGAACCAGAACCTGGCAGGGTGTCCTGGTACGGCTGATTCAACTGTGGCTGTTGCTCCCTGTGGCGTGGGGTCATGACCGACCTCACCCTGGTGATGTCAGCGACTGTTCCTGCGGGAAGGGGAAGACGGTCCACTTCCTCAGCCATTGCCTGCCTCAAGTGCGTCAAGTCGGGCGGACAGTTGCTGAACTGATTTTGTTAAAAGAGCAATCATGTCGTTGGTTTTCCACATGATAGGGGACACTCCAGATGGAGTGTTGAGGTAATCCAACAGTTGGGGTGCATCTTGCGCAATCTCATCAACAATAAAACCAAAGTACGGAACATTCTCCCTGATGTACACATCCACGGCCGTGTCCGTAGGCTGTGGCTTCAGAGTAAATGTGCGTGGGCGGAGCAGATTAATGACAGACAAACCGTCTTCTATGTCCGCAATGTTGTCCTTCAGGCTACGCAAAGAAGCATTGTAGGCAATACGGCCATCTGCAAGAACACGCATGTTTGCAGAAGAACCCGTGGTCCCGATACCAGTCGCATAAAAGTTAACAGAAGTAACTCTAAAATTACCTTGAACTGACCATCCACCAAAATTGTTACTGTAACCAATGTAGTCCCCACCGATTGGGTCCACATTAGTCCCACCGTTTAGGTAGTCTGCTGTTACGGAATCCGTAGCGCTGGTGGCGCTAGTAGCACTAGTGGCGCTAGTGGCAGTAGCGGCATTTCCAGTGATGTTTATTCCGTAAGTTCCTCCGTTGTTATACACAAAATCGGTTGGCTTACCAGTAACCCCAGTCCACGGAACTGCCGATGCGTTGGTAGCGGTGGAGGCG